TTAAAAGGCTGAACTCCGTTATTTCCGGCATCAACAGAAAGCCATCCACAATTTAAAGTATTATCTACTCCGATTTTAACGGTTTGTTTTATATTGGAAAGAATATCTGGATTTCCAATAACCAAGCCTGTGCCTGCTCCCTGTGTTGTTCCTTGTACATTTATTTGAAGCGGATACAAAGGATTGGACATTCCTATTCCTATTTTTCCATATAAAGAAGCGCCTGCTCCGACAGTTAACTTTCCTTCTATTGTCTCAGCACCTGTTCCAGATGTCACAGCCTTTATGCTTATTGAAGAAATTATCCATCTAGTTCCAGTTTGAAATGGAGTTATAATTAAATTCCCAGTTGATGTTGCAGTTATATAATCTGTATAAGTACCCGCTGATGTTATAATGGTTCCAAGTACGTTTCCCAAAGTGTAATAAAATCCAGTAGCTACAGTAATAGCAGATACAACAATTACGACTTTATAAGTTGTTCCTATTACTATAGTTGATGCAGCAGTTGGTGTGATGGTAGTAATTCCATCTGTTGATTTATTTATTGTCCCAGCAAGCGGAGTAGTATAAGGTGCACCAAAAGTCCAATTTACAGTTGTTGCTCCAGATAATGCAGGAGCAAGTTCTGCGCCAAGTGTTGCATTAATAAATTGACTTCCGCCTACTCCAGACAAACCAAGAGTAAGTGTTGTTCCACTTAATGATGTTGCTGAAAAACTTGCAAATGAACCGGTTGTACCACTCATTGTTGCAACATTAAGTGTGTTAAATACAGAAGTGCCTGTTGCATTTATATTATTAAACGTACCTCCTGATACATTTATTGATGGGACAGAGGATGTTCCTCCGGTATATGTGTTCGTTCCATTGGCAATATTTGTTGAAGAACTTGTGGGAACAAATCTTTGCATCACAACACCAAGCTCTGTGCTACCTGAATATATTGTTCCCCCAGAAATAGTAACACCAGTTATTGAATTTGCAAATACAGAAGTTGCTGAAAAGGAATTAATATTTGTTAAATTGTGCGAACCTAGATTTACGTCAGACGTAGCTCCTGTATATGGGATAAAGTTGGTGGCATCCGCACTTTGTGAAGGCAATTCCAAACGAGCATTTGTCGTATTATCAAAGCGTAAAGTAATATTTGCACTTGACGTTATCATCACTGCATATATTTTCATTACAATTCTGTCTGTCGCACTAATAGTAATAGCACTGGATATAAATGCAGTAGTTGTATTTTGAACAACAGTATTAACGGAAGTTTGTGACGTATTGTCTGAGGTTACAAGAAGTGTTTCACTCCCTAATGTATTTCTTTTATAAACCTCAAAATATGTATAATAATTATTTGAACCTGCTCCCTTTTGAGTTTCATAATGCCCAAGAAAAGAACCAACAGGTATAATTGTTCTATTTGGGAACCCAACATTTGTTGCAAAATTCCCTATAACTGTTGGTGCAGGCGTTACAGTATATGCAGAAGTCGTAAGTGTACCAGCAATATAATTAGACAAGGACGGCATCTGATTATAAGTGGCAATATCAGAAGCTCCAGAATATAGCATAAATGTCAATATTCCATTTCCTTGTGAAACTTGCCAAGTTGCATTACCACTGGCATCAGAAGTTAATATTTTACTTAATGATTGATTTCCGTCTTGGTAATTAAATCCTGTAGCACTGAGAGAGCCATTTTGTATGTAAACTTTTTCAATATTAATTGGAGACATTCCTGATATGGTACTTGTCCATATTGTTTTTGCAGAAAGTGTTGAAGCTGATAAAGTATTAAAAATTGAATTGCCTGTAGAAGTTATGTTATTGAATTGTGGAGAATCTACTGTGCTGATTATTGGATTAGAAATTGTTCCGCCTGTTTGTATATTATTTCCTTGGGAAATTCTTGGTTGTGTACCTTGTAGTGCGAATAAGGAAGATAATTCTGTGTTACCAGAATAAAAAGTTGTTCCCGATATTGTATTGGCTGTTAAATTCTGTATTAAAAATGTATCATCGAAGGAATTAACCAAATTCTGCCCTGCTCCAATTGCTGAACGATTTCCTGTTATTATATTGCCTCTTCCGGCCAATATTGATGAATAATCTCCGGAATTATGATTATCTTTACCTCCTAAAACAGAAGAGTATAAATTATTCGCCTCATTGCTTGAACCTCCTAAAATAGCAGAGCCATTACCAGATGCTATATTATTAGTACCACCTGCTATTGTAGAGTGATACCCAGAAGAAGTATGCGCTGCACCACCACCAATTGTAGAATATTTTCCAGAAGCATAATGCCTTATATATGGACTAACTCCTCCCCCACCTCCTATAAATGAATATGCTCCTGAAGCAACATTGTAAGAACCCCCAACAATAGAAGAGTAGTGTCCTGAAGCCGTATTGTAGTTTCCTCCGCCGACAAAAGAAGTTTTTCCAGATGCTATATTATTTTGTCCGCCAACTACAATTGAATATGATGTTCTTGCTGTATTATTTTGTCCACCACCGACAAAAGAACGCAAGCCAGAAGCTTTATTTAAATGTCCGCCACCTATGGTGGAATAAGTTGTAGTTGCTGAATTAGCATTTCCACCCCCTATAAATGAGGCAATTCCAGAAGCCCTGTTTAATGTTCCGCCTACTACAGTTGCATTTGTTGTTGTTGTCGAATTGGCATTTCCGCCTCCAATAAAAGAATTAGTTCCAGATGCTACATTATTTCTTCCACCAGAAACTGTCGAATAAGTTGTTGTAGCTGAATTTAAAAATCCACCTCCAATCACTGAGTTGTTTCCTGAAGCTAAACTTCCTGAACCTCCAACTACAACTGATTGAAGTCCTGAAGCTTTATTATTAAGTCCAGTAAGTACAGCTGAATTATTTGCCGTAGCTACGTTTGATTGTCCTCCACCAATGAATGAACGAGCACCATTTGTTATATTTAAAATTCCACCTCCAATAAAAGACGTCAGACCGGAAGCAGTATTCCCAGTACCACCGGCAATGGCAAAATTACCAGAGGCTACGTTACCGCTTCCATTATTTGCTATTATTGAATTGACACCTGTAGAGGCCGTCCAGCCTGAGAATCCAGATTGAAGTGTGGAAGTAATTCCGGTTGTAAGGTTTATTATTATATCAGAAAGCGGTGTTGAACCAGAAAAAAAACTACCAGCAGATATAGACGTAGCGCTCAAACAAGGGAAAGTAAAACATCCACTCGCTCCGTCTGTTAAATCCAAATCAATTGGTTCAGTTGGTTGAACTCCCGGTATGTCACATATATTGCCATTATTAATTGCAACTAGTGTTACATTAAAAGACCATCCAGCAAGAACTGATGTGTTTCTTTGAGTAAAAGGAGTAGCAGTTGTGCTGGATTTAACGTTCCAGTAATATCCGGTATTGCGCCTAAGGAAATTTACAGCATCAACACAAACTTGAAGAAGGTCAGATTGAACGTCTTGTGTATTGGCAACATCATTTCTTTCTAAATCATATAACTCAATTCTGAGCGTATACTCCATTGTATGCTCACCAACATTAACAGATGTAGGATAAACAGCCATTTCCGGATATACTGTGCTCTCAGAAAGTTCCTGTTCCTTATTTGTTCCATATCTGAATGAATGAATCTGCTTATGAGCAGTGGCAAAATTACTTAAGGATTCTATTGCCTGATTTAGCGATACTTGCAACCATTGACTCATTCTTCTTTGTTTTTAATATTTATATACAATCTATCGTCTTCAATAAATGTCCCCGTTTGGTTCATTTTTATTGCCAACATCAAATACAAACATCCGTTATCTGTCACTTACCGGTCAGTTTTATCGTTTTCTATCCGCTCTATATCTGCCATCTCTTTTTTGCAGCTCAGGTCATTAAGAACCAGGGCCATCGGCAACTCTAATACTGCATCTACTTTCGTTAGGTCATCACCAATAATTTTAGAAACTAATGGCCACCATCCCCACTTCTTTCCATAGGCTAATCTTTGCGCTGAAGGTTCATCAACTCCTTGTCCGCCAAAGAGGCCAGAGTACGTTCTGTGAATTCTTTCTTTAAAAATGCCAAAAAAAAAGTTACCTTAAAGGCGTCTGCTACAGAAACATAGTCTTTAAATAACTGCCCTCTTGATTCAACAGAATCCCAATCATATTTTTCTATCTTATATTCAGATGCTGATTTTATAGCGTAAGATTTTATAGCCGAATCGTTTTTAAACTTTTCTGTTAATGCAAGAGATAATACTTTACTTGTTGTTTTTGAGCGTTTTTTGGCAGGCCTCATTAATATAGCCAATATTAAATGAGCATTATCCCAAGGTATTACAGTCGAATTAGTTACTTGTTCTATATCAATCATTTGCCCAAAAGTTATGTTCATAGAATGGTCGAAAACAAAACTTTGACCGTTTATAACAAATTCAAGACTCTCTAAATCAACTGGTATAAGCTCTCCTTTATCATTCTTTTTTTTAAGACCTAAAGTCTCTTCACTGAAATCTGATGTCCATCCTATTTCATTACATAGGTTTGTAATGGATTTTACATCCGCCTTCATTAATAGCTCTCTTGGACACTCTGTTATAATAGAAAGTATTTCTACAGCAGCATTAAGTTGTGTAACAGAATCAACTTCCGCTACTTTTTTATTCTTCTCAACCATAATACACAGCTCCTGTAGCTGTCTGAGTTTAACTTCTGTCCAGTTCTCAGGCAAAGAGTATTTGTCTTGGTTAATTTTGATTGTTTTCATCGGATGTTATGTTGTTTGTATTTGTTTATTTTATAGGTAACAGCCGGGTCAGCCGATATAAAATGTTGGTTTATGTGAAATATATGCATATTGGTTTTTACAGCGTAGTGCGAAATTTAATGCCATAACAACGTCATCATTACCATATGAAGCTTCGTATTTTGCTTTGCCGGTTTTTGTATACGAAAGTGAGAATGCATCCAATTCGTCCCGCAAAATCCTGAAATTGCCAGTAGAGCATCCAGGTATACTTATCTGCTTATTTGCAAACGCCGAAATAAGCCCATCAATTAATTCTGACTTGCTTTGGTTGGTGGTTAGGAATTCCTGTATGTTCCTAATGCCCTGACTTTTCATTTCACTTATAAGAAATGCACCTTGATTATTCGATTCTATAATTGAGGTTTTTACGTTGAATAGCCTCATTGTTTTTGACAACCTCTCCCTAATTGCTGGTGCTGGAATATTATTGAACCGGTCAATATAACATACCTGGCCTTGGTCGTCTATGATACATATGACCGTAAAATCCGAACTCATTGCTACGTCTACTCCGGCATAATACTTACGCCCAGGCTGCGGACCAGTAAGCGGCAGGATATTATCATTGAAACACCCAGAACTACCATCAAAAGGATTGGCACCATCAATAAACCGGGCCTCCATTTCCTGCTGGTATTGTGCCGGAGAAAGACTGTTCTTAAAAAGTTGAATCAGCTCTTTATTTGAATGTGGATTATCAAGAGATGTATATCTGAAACTTTGGATTTTACTTTTTGGGTCCGATGCTTTATTGAACCATTGTGCGAACCAGTTATTGGCCCCTCTCGGGGTTGAGGTCACCAGGATTTTACGCCCTTTGGTTGTGGCCATTGGAATAATTACTTCTGACCAAATATCTTCTTTTATAAAAGCGGCTTCATCAATGCAGAACCATTCATACGTATTGCCCCTAAGTCCGTCGCCCGCAGAGGCAGACTTGAATTGACAGATTGACTTGTTGATTAGGACCAATTCTAGGGCTCCGGCTGAAGAGCGTTTGGATTTTATAAGACCGGCTTTTGATAAGGCATTGCCCATCTCCCGGAAGGCTTTTACTGCCTGACTTTCTGTTGGTGAAATCCATACGCCCCGGGTAGATTTATTCTCCAAAAGCCAGCGACTCATCTGATTTAAACTGGCTAAACTTTTGCCTGATTGACGGCCGGCAGAACAAAATATGAAGAAGGGTGCGTCTTTGCCGAAGTATTGACAAGCATTATGTACAGGGATTTGAGATGAGTGTGGAGTATAGAGCTGGATTTGCATTCGTTGTTTAATATTAGCTGGATTTTACTGTTCGCCTTTGTAAGAATAAAATTTATGACCCCAGAATTGAAATTTTTGTTTTTTCTTTTTTACGTAAAATCCAACTGACTTGTAAAATCCTACTCCTCATCTTTTTTTTCTTCAAAATTATTTTGTTCATCAGGTAACGGAAACCCTGCAGCCGTCCTACCCTCTATATCCATAGGATGTTCGGAACTAGTACTGTCATTAGTAGTTGCTTCAGACCCAAAAGTCACTTTAATATCTCCTGTAGCAGCCATATTAATCTGAGTCGTCGGCTGGTAAAATCCTAACAACTTATTCTCAAGGTCTATGAGCTTGCTAGCCGCATATAGGTCCTTCTTCTCTGCAGCCATATCAATAAACTTCCCAAGCTTCTGTAGCTGCCCTTCTTTGGTGTAGTTAAGCTTCAGGGCTGTTCTGCTCATTAGGAATTTACAATAGCCGATTACCCTAGGGTCTGCAAGAAGATGAGAGGCCGTACTAGATAGGATGCTATTAGAGTTGCCTGAATAGCCGGCATATATGGCTGATGCCATTCCGGACTTAGGATTTGACTGAACATAATGTTGTGCAAACTTCCTTGCTCTGTCATTAAGTGAAGACCAACTATCTGATATGGCTATCTCTATTTCCTGCTTTCTTCTTTTCCTGGTCTGCTTAGGCTTTAGGTCAGAGCTGTTACTGTGAGTGCCGGCTGTCAACCAGAAGTTCTCTTTAGATATACGCTCTTGTTCTTCCATCATCCGTATCTTATTTATTATTTCTTCTTCCCGGCTATTAGCATTGCTATATGGTTCCATAACTATTTACTTAAATTAATTTACTATTTATATTACACATATGAATTCTATCAAAGTAAAATCCAGTCAGTACATATTGTATGAAGATGGTCGCCTGTTCAGCGAAAAGAAGAACCGATTTCTTAAGGGCCAAATAAGCACCATTGGTTATCAATTGTATTTTCTTGATGGCAAATGGGAGTTTGCTCATAGATTGGTTGGAGAATATTTTGTGGAGAAGCCGCAGGATTTTACGGAAGATTGGGAGATTGACCATTTGGATGAAAATAAATTGAATAATCATTACAGCAATCTTGAGTGGGTTACGCATCAAGTTAATATACAAAGGTCTTATGCAAGAGGACGTAAAATCCTCACCGGTGCTGACCATTGGAACTTTGGTAAACAAGCGTCTGAAGAATCTAAGAAACTTATGTCTCTTAAGAAGCAAGGTAAAAAACACCCTAGGTTTAGTGGGTGGTTTGTTGTTAAAGGAATTAAGTATGGCTCTGCCTATGAAGCTGAAAGACTTACAGGAATTCCTAAGCATAATATATTTCGTTGGTGCAAATCTGGAAGCAAGGGCGAGGATTTTACTTTTGAACATTTTAATTAAAAGTTAGAGGTCTTAAATAAGAACTGGCGGCTGGCGGATGTTTTGGATTTTACTGATTTAGGGCTCATTTTGTTCTAGTTTGCCTTTATAAATGGAAAGAAAAGAGGCCTTTTTCCGATTTGTAAAATCCTACACCTCAACCCTTCACACTTTCTGTTAAAGTTGTCTACTTTTACCTCAATTAACTGACTTTTTGTAATAGTCATTATTTACCACTCCCTGCCAATGCGGATGCGGATGTTTCAGTTAATTAACATTATGTACCAGAATTTAGCATATGTTCTTGCAATATTTTTTGGGCTTCAATTAAATCACTATCACAAGAAATACAATTTTTAATGGTTACTCCGCATCTAATGGCCACCTCATTAATAAGGCGTATTTTTTGTTCATTACTCAAATCAGACACCGGCTGTTTATAAAGACAATGAATACAATCAGCTTCAATCGTAAAATCCAGCGTTGTTTTATCGGAGGCGGCCGTCTGGTCAGCCTCGGCTGTTAGCCGGACTTCCATTTCATCTGTTTGTTTCTGAATTAATGAATCTAATTCTGCCTTATCTTTATGGGCTTGAGCCACAACTCTTCCGAATGCTTGTCGTACAGAGCTAGGGCAAGTGACACAGGTATGATTACCAATTTTACTACCCATTTCGGATATAAAAGCCGTATCCTCTGGCGTAGCTCTTCTGCGAGTACTTAGGATTAAAATCCTATCTATTTCTTGTGGTGTGTATACTGTCATAATTATGCTTTTTTCCAAATAAATCCGTATGCTGTTTTAAGTTTACCGTTAATACATTTTCCTATTGACCCCTGAAAGGAGTTACTTCCAAGAAAGCGGGCAGCTTCTCTTCCACTATTGAATGTTCTAAGTAAATTACCTGATAAATCTAATTGCAGAACCGGAATAGAATTATGTAGCTTTACTTTATTGGATATTTCCGGATTTTTCATTGGATTATTATTAAGCATATATATCCTATTGGTATTTTTTAAATTATCTGTCATATTAATACCTAATTGGCCACCAAGTCCTCCATTAGTTCCATTAAAAAGTTTATTACCAAGATTACGATAAAATTCTATCCAATATACTTCTCTATGGCTTGCATATTGTTTATTGTGTTCGAATTCCTCAATAAGAAATATTTCTATATTACTTTTATTTTCATTAATCCAATCATATTTTCCGTTAAAATTGCATCTTTTATCTGCAATATGTACTATAAGCCTTTTTTTGAGACTTGTAGTGGTACATCCTATGTACCGGAACTCTTCGGTTCCAGGAATTTGGTTTTTAAGCCTTAATCCGTAAATTTTGTATTCTTTCATAATCTTATGTTTGTGTTGTTTATGTATTGGTCTAATAATGAGCCCAGGATGGCAGAAACAGCCATACAAGGCAATATAAATTGTAATTCGGATGTTGATGCCGAAGTCAGCATCCAGACTCCACAAAGCCAAAACGATAAGCAGCGAGGACAACTAGTAATCTTCTGTATCAATGCAAAAACTGGATGTCTTGGTAATTTAGAGATGATGGTTTGAATTGGTTCGAAAATAGCCAATGTCCAACCAACGGCTGCTGCTGGAATAGAATAGTCCCTGATGTTTAGATATAGTTGCGTATCAAAGTTCATTTTCGATGTCGGATGTTAGATTTGGATGTTGGCTTCTATGTATTGTTCAATCCAAGTCCTCATTTTGGATTTTACGGTTGATATGGTCTTAAAAACAGAAGATAAAGGTATTTGAGTTTGTTTGCTTATAGAAGATAGGGTCTGACCTTCAATGAGATGTTTTTTGGTTAGTTCTATATTGTACCAATCGGTTGTTGTGGCTGTTAAGGCCGAAAGCATAAGGTCCTGCACTGTTCCGGGGAATTTATCTATTATATTATCGTCCGGATGTTCATATACAGACATTAGTAGTTCTTCGAAGAGATGCGGCTGCTGTTCATAATCAGATTCAGTTAGGAAGTTCTTTTGGGTTTGTTTACGGTATCGGCGCCAGGTTTCTGAGTTTTTAGATTTGACCTGTGTCAAAACTATTCGGGTGATATAGAAGTTCATATCTCCTTTGCAATATATTTCTTTTAACATCCGCTGCTTAGCCTTTGGTTTGTCCAATAAAGAAACGTATATATCCTGGCATAAATCAGAGGCATAATTATCATTCGGACGTTTCTTTTCAACAATATTTCGGACAATAGCCTCTACTATCCTATTACGGGCCATATGACTGACAATGTCTTGCCAAGATTGAGCACTAAAAGTATAAGGAAATTGCATTATAGGCCTGAATTCTGTCATAAGTCGGCTGTCGGCTGTCGGCTGTTATATTGTTAATTTTAAAGTATGGTTGTGTTTAAATCTTTTATTAAGGTATCTGGTGCTTGATTGAAATACTGTTCAATAATTGCATATACCAGCTGCAATTCTGATACAGGTGTAAAATCCAATAGAACTTTATTGGATGGGCGTATATTATCCAACCAAACTGCTGCATCTTTATCAGGATGGTTATTAATTAGTTGTTTAACAAAAATCCTGAGCTTGGTTAGTTCTATATTTGCCTGAAGTTCGTTATTCATTGTACGGATGTCGGATGTTATGATGTTTGGTTTGTAGTCTGTTATTGTAATTTGGGATTTAGTTTTTCTATTAGGACCATTCTGGTGGTTTGAAACTGATAATCGAAACGAGTATGGTTATCCAGAATCAATTCAAATGCCGGTTCACCTACAAAGAATTTCTTATTTGGATATTCTCTTTCAAGTGCTACGGTATCTCCTTGAAATAGTTGTCCTACTCCATTTAAATGAAGATATACAGTGGGTCTATGTTGGTTAAATGTCTTCATCATTTTCAGTGCCGGTTCTTGGTCCTGAATTGGGTTTTTTGTTCTTTATTTTATCAATTTCTAATTTTTTCTCTTCTTTCCGTACATTCTCTATAATTTTTATTGCCTTTTGTTCAAGGCCTTGCATATAAGATTCTGTTTGACCGGATACATATAATCCTTTCTGTTTCATAATTTGAATCAGCATATGGTAATCTTCTAACTGAATATCTTTATTCATTGCCGCTTCTTCATACAGTTCTTTTTCTACGGCCTCAGCAATCTTCCTTTGTAGAATAAGAAGGTTTTTACCATAGGCTCTCCAAAGTATAATCTCATCAGGATGTTTTTGTTGTTTATTCATTGATTCCTTTCTGTTATTCAGCCAATCGATTCCAAGCAAAACTATTGCCAGCGAACATAAAATTGCATACTTCTATTGCCAATTGATTATAATCTTTATTTAGAATACAGCCGGCATCATACCAAGTTGCTGCTGACAAAGGAATATCAAATTCCTGCTGCGGCACAATAGGATTAGCTGAAGTTGTGCTGCTGTTAATGTGGCCGTATCTAGTTACCCACTTTGGGTCTACATTACACAAATTAAAGACAGCTACTTTATTATCTGTATAAAATACTATATATAGAGGCTGCATCATTTGTCCTTCTTCGGCAGCGGCAATACAAGACTGAGTCAAGAAGTCCCATTTATGCTTCATTATTTTGCTACCGCTTTTATATTTGGTTGACGGAATTGTTCTTACTTTTACTTCTGTTAAATAAGTAATGGGATGTTCTGTATTTCCGGAACAGATAATGGCATCGTACTTTTCTTTATCTTCGACTTTACTTATCCTCTGAAATGTAAAATCCTCACCTCTGCTTCTCCAGAAGTCCTGTAAAAGGAGTCTTTCTTTTGTGGAGAAAAGCAAAAACTGTTGTTCCCTTAGACTATATGTCTTATACTTTTTCATTCTATGATAAGTTTTTGATATGTAAAATAATACCCGCCTGCTGATTTATTGAATCCATTAAGACAAAGGCTGATATTGGAGCGAGGTATTTCTAGTCCAATTGCTGCTTCAGTTACATTTTCCCATTCTCTTATATAACCTCCTTTGATTGAATAATATTGATATACCGTCTTTAGTTTAGATAACTTCCGGCCATCTGGTTTATAGTCTTCTTTACGGGTAATTGCTAGTTTGATATACGGCTGATTTTCGGTTTTTGTTTCTGAGTATAGTTTCTTAATAATAACCGACGGATGTATTATATTATATATGCCTTGTAGAAGGAAATTATCGGAGGATATGCTTCTTGCGGGCCTACCATTTACTAATGTGTTTAATTCATAAAACCATTCCATAGTATTTCTTCCTGAGCGGAACCATTCTCTTAGGGACTCTGCATATCTGGATGCCCTTTTCTTATTAAGAGTAGAAGTGTGAAGTATATCTACTAGACCTAATTGAAGCATATCTTCCAGGGGTTGCTGGGTTTCGAAGAATTGAAAGGGTCGTTTGGTTGGCATTCCGGATGTCGGCTATAGGATGTTCTGTTATTCTTTTATATAAGTAGTCGGAATTTCTGTTTTCGGTACTTCGGACGTTAATTTATTTTGCCGTTTGGATGATATTCTCCGCCACTGCCTATTTGTGGGCCCAGTTCTATATCAATTATGTTGTTGGCAAAAGAAACGAATGATTCTATTCGGTTATATTCTATAAATTTCTCTGTGTCTTCTGTGCTTACCGGTGCCGTATGTTTGGTCGGATGTTTGTTATTTAGTTTGGCGCATAAGAGCACAGGTATACCATAAGACTTTTCATATTCAGTGATTATATTATATATTAAAGAATTGGTCTTACAAATTATGATTGCCTCTCCATCAGCAGCTTTTAGATGTGAAATCCATTCGGGTCGTATTTCATTGTTTAGTACAAATTCGTCATATGATTCCGGTTTAAAAATAGCCGTTACTGAATCTTGTTGTATGTTGGCTGTTCTTATTTTGGAGGCATTGATGCTTTCTATTGCAGAAATCAGTACAAAAGAATCGGTTCCGGTGATAATACCTACCAATAATTCCTTTCGCAGAAGTTCTGCCACTTGTTTAATTTTATTATCCATCGGACGGCTGTTATTATATTGTTTTGTATTCGGATGTTACTTTTTCTATTATCACTTTCCTTTGATATACATTCCGACGCCGAAATACTAGTTGGTCAAGCTCCCGGGCCATAGAATGTAATTCCTGCTTCAACACTTCAAAGATAATATCGGGCTGCAGTTCCATAATGCTGGTTGTTGGAATCATTCTCTGTATGCGGCAGTCGTCTTTACGCATACGATAATATATCATCTGGTTATTATCTACGCAGATGTCAGCCTCTAAGTTGTAGCCTGAATCTATTAGGAACTGATATGTTTCATCGAAGGTCATCTTGCTTCGTATGGCCCATTCTGATGACCTTTATTAAAGTTGAATCTTTCTTTGGGTTTGCCGGTTGCTCTCTTACGCTTCTTATTGTATAACACATATAGCGCTGAATAATATGATAGGCCGGTTTTAACGGCGATATCTTTTAACTTCATACCTTGCTTGTGCAGAAGCTTTACTTCATTACAAATGGCTGGGCCCCTTAACTCTATGCGGCCGCCGGATGAGTCCCAGAAAAGGTTGCAGGCTCGGTTATCCAATGATTTACCGTTCTTATATCTAATGCATCTATCATCAGAGTTGTCTATTGGAAGCCAAGTTTGGCCCACCAATCTTGCTAATCTAAAGAGCTGCGTCTTTTGTCCATCAATAAGCATTACCTGGAGGAACCCATTTATTTTATTCAGGATGGGCTTTCTTAGTTTGCCGGTCCTTTTGTCTTTTATTCTACCAAGATTAGATGCTGAATAATAGGCTTTCCAATACGGATGGTTGATGCTCTTCCATTTCTCTCCTTTAATCTTCTTGTCGACATCTTCTGCCTTTCCATTGATTAACCGGTCATAAGCAGTGAGGCTCTTAATGATGCGGCTGAATTTGTTCTTAACTGCATCGGTGCCGGCATTGGCCTTCAGTGTCTGTACAAAGGCTAGTTCTTGTTGAATGGTCATTGGTTGTTATTATTAATGGGTCTTTTTGTAAATATGCAGGAAAAACGAAATATCGTAAAGACTTGCAATATTTATTTTTAATTAAAAGTTGCGTTTACAATATTATCGACTATATATTTGTAGACAAAGAAATTCTTAGAACAGGGTTTCAAACAAATAAAGACATACGCATCACTGGGCCTGACCGCCTTGTATCGAAAGATACTTACCCTGTTCTAACTGGTTAGGTACCGGTGATGCACTAATATAAAATGGATGGTAAATTATGTGTGTACAAATGTGCTGATTCAATTGCAGAAATAGATTATAGAATCGAACTTCCTTATTGGCTACAGCTTATAAAAGAAAGTAATAAAACATATCCCCGTCTATTAGATGATATATCTTATGTAAGAGGACTTGACCGTAAGGACCAATTATATAAACAAGCCAAAGCAACATTGCTGCCAGCCATTTGCTTGCATTCACAAGATGGACGCCTTAAGGCTGATATACAATCTCTCACCGGCTATGTATTCGTCGACTTTGATAAACAAATATCGGAAGCCCAATTAATCAAAGCAAGACCTCATATTATAGCTCAATATACCTCACCAGGAGGCTCAGGAACTCATATAATACTCCGGGTGGATGGAATGACCATTTCTAATTTTAATGCTGAATACAAGCTTATAATGCAGGAATTAGGTTTAGACAGCCTATATGACCCTAAGGTAGCATACCCTCACAATCTTACTTATGTAAGTCTTGACCCTGCAATTTATATTAATTTTGAAGCTTTACCGTTCAATGCCTCAAAACTAACCGAATTTAAAGGGGGTGTCAATCCATACCCTAATACTGTATCTTTCCCTCATATTAGGGAGAGGTTTGATACCCCACCTCATTCCGGAGTAACTCAACCAGAATTGTGGCTAGATTATAACCAAGCTAATTTGCTTATTGAAGTTGACCAAGTAAAAAAATACAAGATAATAGAAGAGGGTATGACATATCTCAAGGCCAACATTCCATACAAACGCAAAAGTATAAAAATAGGTAGTCGAGGCAATGCGCTTAAGGTATTCGGATTTAACTTAAAAGGAATATACTCTGATATTGATAAGGTCACCCTAAGCCATCATATGACATACTTTGCAGACTCTTTTTTTGAAGTCGATATGTCGAAATCAGAAGTCAGGAGCACAATAGATTTTGTTTGGACCAAAACAGATTTTTATACCAAACCGGCAAAAACAAAAAACAAGGACAAAAACTACGTCGAACATAATCGTAAAATATGGTGGGGTTATAATGTAAAATACAAGAAGGGAGAAAAACAGAAATTAACGCCTATCGCCCTTGCTGAACTGCACCGTACTAAAACAAAGGAAAAAATAAGTCATACAATTGAAATATTACAGAATAGTGATTGCTCAGTAATAATAAGCAAAAAGGCATTTACTAGGCAAAGTGGCCTTGCATACAATACAGTGAAAAAATACTGGGAACATATTTGTTCAGAATTTGAAAAAGAACTATCTTTGCGTAACAACAATAAATAAATGGGACTAACAAAAAAAAACATAATCAAAAGAAATTTATTGGTTGATAAAATCAAACTAACATCTACACAAATCGATACTATAACTAGATTGCATTACGCAGGTATGGATGACGAATTCAATTATGACACTGAGCAGCAGCGTCTGAATTTACTTGCAAGTTATGGATTTGAATTTACGAATGAATATTATGACAATTGCAACCAAGACGGCATTACCACAACTAGACTGATTAAAATTAAAAGATTATCAAGAATGGTGTTAATAGAAAAAAGTCGACCAATATTTAAAATTAATTTTTAACTTTGCACAAATGCCAGTATCAGAATTAGTAAAAACTAGGTATAGAGAACTTGTAAAGAAGTTTCCTAATTTAGACCTCAAAAAGGAATGGGCAGATTGGAATAAATGGCGGACCGACAATGGTCATTCGCCTATAGTTCCTCATATGAAGTCTATGGATTGGTTTGAAGAGCGTCTTGCTAGAACCAACTTATTTATTGTTGGGCCTAAGAATTATAAAAGAACTGAGCCCATTACTAATGCTGAGTTTAAGTATGGGCGTAAGTTGTTCTATGAAAAGCAAAAAGAAACAATCAAGGAGCTGCTGCAGAACTTTGGTGTTAATATAGACTTAGGTGTAGAAGAGCTAATAAACAATGCCGTATATAAAGAAACGCTTATTATAATGACAGTTAATGATTGGTTGAATAGTAAAGGCAGCAGACCACATCCTATAACTCACCCTGTCACAAATCAGATATATCAATTGGTCCTGAAACAAAATCCCTGAATATGCGTTTAAACAATATGAGAATGATTACCTTTTTATCAAGATTATTAAGTGAACAGAACCATTATCCTAAAAAAATAGATGTGGAGGGTATTGATGATTATGTAGCATTTAAGCGGCATATAGACGGAGAAGCTTTTGATGATAAAGGGTTTGACATTTATGAGGTATTTAAAATTAAGCACAATAATAAATTGATGAAACTAGAACGCAAAATAGGAAAGAGCTTTCATATAAATCATTATTCAAACCGAGACCTTCTATTTTTAGATATAGCAAGTGCAATACGATATGCTTATCTAAGTGAGCAAAGACAGAAACAAATTTTAAACTAATGCCAAACGAACAATTCCTCTGCTACATTTCTCTTAATATAAAGGGGCTTCCGGCATTCCATAGAACAAGATTGAAATTGCGTCCAAGTCAAATCCTACGGTTGCATAGCTTCCAAGAAGAGATAAAGGCTTCTGGAGAGCGCATACCGTCAACTCCTATATTAGACGTAATTAAACTAAACATCAATCACAAGCGGCGCCGTAAATCTAAGCACAAAATAAGCTAATGTCTTCATTGGCAGACATAGAACATAACCGTAAAACACTTGCAGAAGCCCAGAAACAGGGCGTAGAGAGATTATTATCTGAATTTGGTATAACCCCCTCAAATGAGCTAAGTGAGCTTATAAGTGACGCTTGTGCGTCTGAAGGGCTTACTTTCTATACTATTCAGGAGTGGCTGTCAAGTCAAGGTAATAGGCCTGTTTATCCAAAGACAAAGGAAATATATCAGATAATTTTGGAACATAAGACCGGAGCTAACGTTTAAAGTATTATATTTACATAAAAACAATCTAAAAATAAAAAACAAAATGACACAAAAAACCAAACTCGCAACAATCGCAATCATCTGGACAGTAGCAACAATGCTTACTTTACCTTCTTGCAAGAAAGAAAAGATAGCTCCTCCAAACAATCCTGCTCAAACATCTAATGTATATAATTGTTCAATTCACTCAACAGGTACATTTACATTTATCGCTGTGTTTATTAATAATAATAAAATAAACCCAGGAAATGATGGTATATTCATAGCACACATTGGAGACACAATACAAGCTGGTACTCCTTATTCTGGTCTATGGGATTTTAGCGGAAACATTACCGGTACTGCAACAAGTACTGAATTATACTTGAGTGGACAATTAAAGGCGAAAAATAATGACGTTACATCGCCATATCCTTCTGTATATCCACATTCAGGAGTATATTATATAATACAATAATTTTCTTGGCGAAGGTATTTTGCCATAAAAGCGTTGCCAGAGGTATTCCTTTACTTATTCGCCTCGCTCTTACTCTTGAATAAATCCAGAATGCCTTGTGAAACAATACCAAGTGCTTTTAAGTTCTCTAATATACTTACTGCTGTAATTACAGAGAATGAAGTGTAGCAAACGCCTGGAATGAAATTGAGTTCAGGAGAATACTTTGCCATATTGGTTGCCAAAGAAAGTACTATGAACATTGATACCATAGTAAGTAAAATCCTTGGCATACGAGTAGAAGAGAAAGTTTTAGATTTGATTGCATTAACTACTCCGGTAACACCATCTACTGCGAGAAGTCCCAACAAGAAGAATATAGCGCCGGCGTCGTAATATAAATAACCTGTTATCATAGAAGATATACCTCCGAGAATACTGGTTATAGTTATTACTTTTCCACTTGCTGGACAGAAAAATGTGTTTACAAAGTCACTCAATGAGTAAAATCCTAAAATAGGAGAACTAGATAGTTTCCCATTTTGTTTAAAGTTCGTATTATTATTTTTCATATTATTAATTACATTATTGGATGTTGATTCTCAGGTAAGTCTAATCCCCATAAACAATCATCAATGCCTCCATTGCCTAAATATATGCCATTAGTATATATATGACGACGCCTTGGATGAATAGTATTTACTGCATTGTTTCCTTGATTATATTCCGGAAAAAGATTACCTAAATTAGATGCTGCTGCCATTAGATATTTAACCAATCGTTGCTGATATTGTTCGGCATTATTCTTAATGGTCTCTCTCAAGAACTTAAACTGGTCATTTGTGGCCGGCGTTCCATTCTCACTTACCCTAGTAATTATCCCTTGATTGGTTATTTTGAACTGCATAAACGGCAGACTCTCATATAACCCAGCCCAAAGCACTACAGGTTGAATATATTCAGTTGTCAGAAATAAATAATTGCCACTCAATGTATTTGCGGTAACATTATTAAGTATTGTGGTATATAGGTTTGTTCCTAAGGCATCTTCTATATAACGGGTCTGTGCCACAAGAATGCCACTTAATACTGACTGGAAATCTACATTGAGATTTACCGGTAGTTGTTCCTTAAAAAATGTTTCTGTCAATAAAATAGTTGCCATCAGTATTAAGAGTTAAGTTGTTTTACAATCATTCGTTTCAATTCACTTACAGGAACCTCTTTAGAACTTTGAACTGGTGCCTCTGTTGATGGTATGACATCTTCAATAGGTGCAGCAATTTCATCTAGTGGATTTTGAACATTGGAATCAGGAACTTCATTTTTAAGTCCAAGCATATTTCTGACCTCATCCCTAGAAAGTACTTCCAATAGCTTATTTTCAGTGATGGAAAGGTCGATAGGATTAATAATTTTAAATGGTATTATTTCCTTAAATTCTACTATACCAGCTAATTTAAACAGCTTGTTGAAATGTCTCTCTAGAATTTTCTGTTGTTCACTAATAACCACATTCTGAAATATCTCAAACGCTTCTACCATTTCTTTTCGGCCGCCCAATTGCCCGGGTTGAAGTATGCCGAACATCATAGGCGAAGTAATACTATGCGAGATGAGAATGTTTTGTCTTGCGTTTTCTTGCTGCTTCTCATATTTCTTGTCGCTATCATTTGACTGCAATGGCGTAATCTGTGGAGCATTACCTGGCTCACTGAAGGTCATTACTACTTTTCCAACATTATCTGTACCTTTATATTTCTTTTGAAAATCTCTATAGATAGCATCCATCTCTTCCGGAGCAGGTACATTATTGAAGTTGATTGAAAAACTTGGACTGAATCCGTTTTTTACATTCATAAGATGAAAGTTGATACATTCAATTTCTTCCTCTATTGAATCTACACCTCCTTCATACTCGGGCCAAGTATAATATAAACAACCTGGTCGTTGTTTTTTAAAAACAAGAATTTGATTAGCTTCAGTTCTGTCTGTTGCATTAAAACATTTTATTTCAACAGGTTTATTTTGTGGCTTTCTTTGACCCATAAGAGACCAGTCGTTAGAAAACCAATATGAATTAATTTTACCTTTTATATCACACTTTCCGCTTCTAAGAAGAGAGATATCTATGTGTGAAATGCTTGCTATTTTTTTTCTATCATTGCTCCAGATAATATTCAGAGCAAAACTACTTAATAGATTAAGGTCCAGAGCTACTTTAGTTAGAATGTCGTTTGCATTTTCATCATCCTCATTAATATAGTTCAAGAACGGCTCATCTCCTAAAACAAAACCTTGACCGGCAGTAAAGCGAGATTTGGCATTGATGGCCTGTCCATTAGTCGGGCTATTGCGGTATATGTCTACATAATAATTTGGCAAAAGGTTATCATCACCCCACTTCATCCAAGGATGATTTTGGTTATAACCTTCTACATAAATTGGTTTGGTATGCCTGCTTAAAGACATAAAGTTCATACCGAACTTTGCTGTTTTTTGTTCAGGCTTATCGTTTTTGCTTACTTCGAATTTTGACTCCATTTTATTGTTTGTTATAAATATGCTATAAGTTTATGTTCTCAAAATTAAGTCTTAAGAAAAATGTGGTTATTGATGCTACCCGCACTGAAGAAATAGTTGGATGTCTGCGTATAACCACTTACTAATGCTATACCGTATTCTAATACTCCTCCGGTAACGCCTGATAGTGCAAGGTTTGTTGCGGATGATTGCTCGTATATTCTATAATCCCAAAAACCACCAGGAGAAAGATTAACACAAGGAGTAGTGGCAGTAAGGTTTTGTGAGGTTATTCCTGATTCAATCAGCACCAATTTATCATAGCGAGTTACAGCTGTACTTTGGTTTGTTATTACGAAATTTATTTCATTCTTAGTTTCTCTATTTTTTATTATACAAAGAAAATAAGGATTGCTTAATGAGGACAACTCTGTACAAGTAAATATTAAATCCTGAGTACTATTTTTTTGAATATACCACATTATTTTCTTTTTTCTTTTTATTAAAAACAAAAGCCGGGTACCGGATTAGAGCCCAGCAACCGGCTTTGTATTGTATTTTAATTAACCTTAGACTGATATAGAAGCTACTACTCCGCTAGACATCTCGTCTGCAGGCGCTATCTCTGTACTACGCAAAACCACCACCCATCCATTTCCTTCAGTGAATGCTTTTCCTGAAGTGCCGGTGCCAGTTGTGGCATCAACTCCAAAGGACTTACCCATCAAGAAGTATTTTCCGGAAACGTATTTCACAATCACCCTAGTACGTCCCTGCATCAAAAGAAGGACCCTGTTCCTAATGTCTGCAGAGTTCTTATTGAAGCGAAGTGTAAGTAATTGCTCAGTTGAGTTTGCTCCGAATTCTCCTGAAGTTGTTGAGTTTTCAACAAACGACGATGCCTCCTTAGGCATCTCATGTGAATAGAAAGTGCCGCCCGAAGTAATACCGGTTATAGTATTATCTGCAGAAACAGTATAAGTAGTAGAAGCCGAGTAGTTTGCGATATAAACTTTATCTATTCCGCCTACTCCGTCATTACATCCGAGCGTAAAATTACTGGTGATTGTACAAGCCATTGTTTTTGTTTTTTATTTTAATTCGTTTTTATTATCTTCAAAAAAAAACCCCCTCTTTTTTTCAGAGAGGGCTTTTGTTTATCATTATTATTATCAATTATCCTCGTACAAAGTATTCAGGAAATAAAAGCACAACTCCTTGCGACCATGCTGACAAAAATCTTACCTCATCATTGTCCTGTGAGTACCAAATTCTGAACTTTTCTGCGTCATCAAGTAAATCTGTTCCGAAAGCGATGTTGCTTGCAGGTGTCAAGAAGAACCTTGCATTTGTTGCCGATGCAGAAAGGCCTCTGATAGGAACAACTCTTACGTTGATAGAACCTGGGTGAATTACACCGTTATCTAGGCTTGCACCTGGGATTTGTCCGTCAGATACAGTGGTCACTGTGTAACCAGCGTTTCTGTAACCTTGAAGGATTGTTCTGTATGTTGCATAAGAAACAAAGAGAGTCAAATCGTCTTGGTCTTGTACATCTGCAGGAAGCAATGCTATAGTAGCATCAATCATTGCAACTGAGTTTGCTATTGTCCAAGCAGTAGTTGTACCAGCAGCTTGATTAAACAAATTGATTGTAGAAGCAGATACTGAAGTTACGTCAACTTGCTGAAGGATACCAGAGCAAAGGCTAAGGTTTCCAGAACCAGTTGAAGTGTTACCGCGGATTGCGATATCTTCAATTAATGCGCCGAGCTTGGCTGCTTTTTCTTCTGCATAAAAAGCTTCGAAGCCCATATCTGTAGGATATTGTCCTGGTTTCAAAAGAGTTTGAGTCCAGTAAGCCTCAAGTGAACGAGGACATATAGATTCATTTACTTTCAAATCGCATACAGTTAAAGTAACTGCACTTAAATTTGTGGACCCGCTTGAGGTGAATCCGCAGGCACCTGCTACTGCATAAAGAGTAGAATCAAGTATATTGATATTCTTTGCAGATTTAATTCCTGGTTCAACTCTTACAAGTGAAGTGAAGCGTCCTTTAAGAACGGCTTTACGAACTAATTCGCCAGAAATCTGGTCTGTGTAGGTTGATAAGTTACCGAATGCGAGTGCCATGTGTCGTTTGTTTTTATTTGTTTATTTTGATTCTGTTTTTATTTTCTCAAGAAAGCTGATAGTTCTTCCAATTTGCTGTGACGCTTTTCGGTTGCACTCAAAGTACTAGTTCCTGCTTCTGTTTTCTTTACTGGTGTTGCTGCAGGAGCTGCCGCAAACTTTTGTACGTCTTTGCTCATTGCTTGTGCTCCGCCTTCTAATTCTGCAATCTTTGCAAGAATAGGTTCTAGAGCTTTCATTATCATATCTGCAACCATTGCTTTATCCAAAGCTTCTTCTTTTGCCGCATCATCTGCAGGTGCTTTTGCATCAGCCGGAGCCGGTGCATTTGCGTCAGCTGCTGGAGCTGCAAGGTCTGTTGGAAGAATATCTTCCGCTTTGATTTCTACTTTTTCTGTTGACATTGATGCTTGTTTTTTTGAATCTGGGATTTTGGCGCCATTATCTGACGGTACACCTTTAATTTCTTTTGTTATTTTTCCAGCTTTGACTTCATAAACCTCTCCGGTTTCTACTTTGTAAGAACCGTCTGCAGCTATTTCTTCTCCTGCCCCAGAGCCATCTCTAATAAAAGCTTCGGCTCCAACAGCAAATTCGTTACCATTAACTTTGAAATATTTCCCGCCATCTTCTGCTAAACGAACCTCTGCGAAAATGAACTCTTTAAGGTCAAGGACCTCAAGTACCGCATTTTGTAATTTTGTGAATGTTTTGCTTGCCATCTTCAATAAATGCTATATATTTGTAAAAATCTACCATTAACATAAAAAAATCTATGGAAGGCGAAATTTGGAAGGAAATTGAAGGTTACGAAGGTTTATATGAGGTCTCAAATCAAGGAAGAGTAAAATCCTTGACTAAAGAATGGATTGCAGGAAAAGGTGCCATAAGATATTCTACAAAAAAATATACCCAAAGACAATTAGCAATAGAATATAATATAAGTCAATATGCTATAATGTGTATTGTTAATCGCAAAACCTGGAAGCATATTTAAACCGCCTCCACCCACACTTCCTTCTGCATATTTTCCGGAAGACAAGAAAATGGTAACTTACCAAGAGCCATAAGCTCTAAACAAGAACGGCATTTACAGGTTCCGGAATATTTTTCCCATTTAACCTTACTTTTTTTAGTGACGTTTTTATTTATGAAGTCCATTAACAATACTTTCTTGAGCTTACATCTATTAAGTTGGCGCTCACTAAGACAAGTTTGTTTAGCCATTTGAGTAGGCATATCTTTTGGACGAACAAGATTAAAAATTCCTTCTAAAGAAAATCCCCTAACCTTTCCAGTAGATACAAAATTATTCCATACTTCCTGATTATCAATTTTCATAGAAATATACCAACTTCCTTTTTTCACATCAGAAAATCCAAGAGAATTGGCTTTATCATTTTTTTCATCAGCAACAATCCAAGATTCCATTACATAAACACCTTCTTCTATTGGAGTGCTATGCTCAAGATTTACACTATCTGTTTTTTTGGAACGCATATATTTTTCAACCACCTTCTCAATAGTATGACTATCAAATACAGCATAAAACTCTCCCATTTTTTCATCCGAACGATATATTTCTTTATCCGGAATCAAAACGGCTCCGGTAATTATCTGCTTAGATTTATCCGTTGTTTTGAATTTAAGCAAATATTTGCCATCGGTTGAAAAAGTCATAAAATCTGATTCAATAGCAGGTGACCTTACAAGAGATATGCGAGATACACCATCGCCTCCATTTTCCTTTGGAGCATTAGGGTCAATAGACTCATCTATAGTAAGATAGATTATTGGAAGCTTCTTTTCTGTTTTGCTTGTCTTCTTCATTCTTCTTGTTTGTTATAAATGTCAGTTTAAATCCTCTTTTTGAAAATTAGTATGTAGACCTACGTTTGATTAACTCGTCCTTATTTTGTGCATCAGTTATATTCTCACTTACTACATAAGCCCTGATTGGTTCTGGTTTAGCATTGCCTCCGGCTGGTTGATTCTTAAATAAATTTAAACTTGGTGGTTGAAAATTATTTGAAGTACCTCCTCCACCGCTGCCAGCAGATGGCGCATCAACATTGGCAGCACCTGATTCTCCTTCGAATTTTGTAGCGAGGATTTTACCTATATTAAGTGCTGCTAATGCACCTGCAGCTATTGCTAAAGGAATGCCGGCAGGAACACCACCACCTGTTGCTAAAGATGATAACACAGCTTGAGCTCCTGATGTTATAGCTGAAGCTAATGATAAAGCCTTATTTCTCTTGAATGCTTTTTTGGCCAATTCATTTGCCTTAGCTTCATTTGCAATATCAAGAGCTTGTTTTTGTTTCTTATATTCCGCTTCTATTCCACTAGTGTCTTGTCCTGACTTTTCTGCATTATCTATTTTTTGTTGATATTCAGTATTAAGTGCATTGTTTTGGTCTTGCGCTTCTTGGTCGAGCAAATACTTCTGATGTTTAGCACTTTCTTCAAAAATACCATTAACACCTTGTGCTAAATCATTGGCTATACCTATTATTTTAGAAGCATTTTCAAGTCTTTTTTTATTAGCAGCCTCATCTATTTTTGCAATTCCATCTTGATATTCTTGTTCACTTATAAGCCCTGCATCATATTTTTCTTTTAATATTTGCTTTTCTGTCTTATCGTTATTCTTGTGTTGACGAGCAAGTTTATCAGACTTAAGTTGAAGACTATTAATTCTATCATCAGTATGTGTCTTTTCTATTGCTAATTTTTGGTCATTAGCATCTCTTTGGTCTTGAACGCTTTTGTCCAATGCATTTTTTTCATAATCAGCAAGGGCATCTATTTCCTCTCTAGTCGCAGTACCAAGCCTCTTTCTTGTTTCAATGCTTTCAATAGCAATTCTTTTTTCTTCTTGGTCAGTTCCTTTTAAAGATTCTATTCTATATTGAGTTTCTTTTTCAATCGCAGCTCTTGTGTCATTAGCGTCAGCCAAAGCTTTCGCATCAGCCCTCTTCTGAGAATCATCATTGATTTTGGCAATTTTTGTATTCTTGTCTTTTGCTAGTTTTTCTAATTCAGCCGCTGCCTTTTCCTTGTCCTTTTGGTCTGTAATAATACCTTTCTTAACTTTTTCCTGTTCAATTTTAAGAAGCAAACTTCTCTTATAATCATATTCTTTATTTAAATCAGCAAGAGCTTTGTTTTTTGCGGCTGTAGCATCTGTTTCAACACCAATAGCATCCAATATGTTTTTAGTAGCTTTGAATCCATCAGCTTCTCTTGCCTTTTCAAAGTCTTCATTAATTTTTTTAGCTTTCTCCGCTTGTTCTTTTCTAGTTTCACCAATAGATTCTAATGCATCTCTTTGGGCTTTAAGACCATCAGCAGCACCTTGTGTTATTTCTTTATTTAATACTTTGTTATCTAATTGAAGACCATATAAATCTGTCCTTAATTTTGATATTGATGTCCTAACTTCATCAATGGATTTAGCAGCATCCTTCATTGCATCCTCACCTTCAGCAAATGAAGCTGGTAATTGAGAAAGTACTGTAATTAATCCAACAACTGCTGTTGCAAGAAGAATGAACTGATTAGCAAGCAATGCTTTTCCTAGAGTTCCTAGAGAAGATACAAAGCTTCCAATTCCAGAAGTTAAACTTTTAAGGTCTATAGCAGATATGTTTCCAGCGAATCCTTTTGCTGCAGATGCTGCACCTTTAAAATCAAGAGCCTTCAATTTATCTCCAAGAAGTCCAAAACTTCCAGTTATCTTTTCAATACCTTCTCCTGACTGAGATTTAATTGAGGCATTTACATCATCAATCTTGTTTTTAACTTCACCAGCAGCTTTACTTAACTTATCGAAATCTTCACTACCCTGTCCGGCTTCGGCAGCGGCATTACGCAAATCCTTTAAAGAAGCCTTGAGCTCATTTACTGAACCTGCTGATTCTGAGGTATTAATCAGGATATCTATTTCAATTTTATCACTCATTGTTCTTTATATAAATGTCTTATTTTACGTCTATTTTATTTATTGTCTCATAAGTACCGGCTGTATATTTTATCAAACTATCAATTTTGTTTTCAATTATTTTAAGCCTTTCCTCATAAACATAATCCATAGCGTTTGTTACTGCTTCTATTAGTTTTAGTTGTTCTTTCTGGGTCATATTAATTAAGCTATGGGTTCGAGTATCCACCATCCAACAGCTCCTGTATCCAATGCGTTTGTACTTAATATCGTAAACGAGGTTCCAGCTGTCCTTGCGCTTATTCTGACTGCACCAAGATTCAACGTACCTGATTGTGCCGTAAGTATTATTATTGAATTAGCTGTGACTTTTGAAGTGCTTACAACAACGGTTCCGCCAGCCATTACAGCCCATCCTGCAGTTGCATCAGTTGCTCCTGTCTGTATAAATATACCTCTACTTGCTCCGGCTGAACGAAGAATTGCAAGGTCTGGAACAAATACAGTATTATTGGTTCCTATTGTTAATCCAGAAAGTGCAATTGCAACAGACGTATTGGAAGATAGACTCATCTTCGTTCCAGATATAATGGAGCTATTAATTCCGGATATTGTATTACCTGAACTTCCTACTATATGTGAGAAGCCAGCTGATATAGTATTGTTTAATCCACCTAATACAGAAGAGTATGTTCCTGAAACACTTATGCCTTTACCATTCAATACGGCAGAATATATACCTGTAATTGTGTTGGCGCTTCCGTTTAGAACAGAGGCGAAACTTGCATTTGCAGTATTTCTATAGCCATTGCCTATAAATGTGAAAATCCTATCTGCCTTGTTAGATGTTCCATTTACAATAGTCGCCTTATCATTGAGTGCTGCATAGTTCGCGCTACCATTACCAACAAATGAATAGTTTCCTGTAGATGTATTGCTCGCACCGCCAACAACTATGCTTCCGGAGTTAAGTCCTGCTGTTCCTGCGAGATTATTTTGCCCTCCCAAAACAGAAGAGTGGGTAGTTGTGGCTGTGTTGTTCTGACCAAATACTCTTATAAATTTTGTATTAAATCCTTCTGCACCACTTCTATTTCCTGAGCCTGCCACCAATGAATAGTTTGCTATTGCTGTATTACTAATGCCGGCGCCTAGCATTGAAGAGTGAGTTCCTCTTGCAGTATTATATTGGCCACCTAAAATAGAAGAGGTATGTCCAGTAGCAATATTGCCTTTTCCTCCTCCAACGAATGTATAAAGCCCAGATGCTGTGTTTCCAGAACCACCTACGATAGTTGAAAAGGTATTGGATGTTTTATTGTTTCTTCCGCCAACAACTACAGAAGAACCACTCAAAACAGAATTTAATTTTCCTGCTCCTATAAAACCATAATTAGAACTTTGAGTTATTGTATTTCTGAATCCACCAACTACAACTGAGTATGCTGCTATTGTTGTGTTGCCGGAACCTCCGCCAATAAAGCTGTGGGCACCTGGGTTTCCTACGTAGTTAGTGCTGCCACCAGCTATAGATGCAGCTGTTCCATAAGAACGAATATTTCTACCACCAAGAATACTTGAATAGTTATTTCCAGCAGTATTGTTTAATCCGCCTCCTATTGTTGTGTTGCTTCCTGAGCTATAATTATTATAACCGCCGGCAATTGTAGCATAGGCACCATACGCTATATTGTTTTTACCAGCGCCAACAACTGACCAATCGCCAATAGAAGTGTTATTATAACCTGCGCCTATATGTGAATAATAACCAATAGTTGTATTATATTTCCCACTGCCTATTCCAGAATAATCGCCTGTAGCAGTATTTTTATATCCACTCGAAATAGATGTATGGTTACCTGTTGCAATATGACCATGTCCATTGCCAATAAAAATATAACTACCGGTTGTTGCCGAATTATATGTTCCGCTTATTATTGTATTATAATTGCTCATTAAATTTCTTTCTTATAATTATCCTACTAAATTATTTCTTCCTCCTAATATACTTCCTGAAATTCCGGCTACATTAACTGTGTTGGCAAATCCTGACACAAAAGACCTACTTCCAACTGCATTATTTGCAGTTGTTCCAGTTAAAAACAAAACAACACTTTGTAATCCAGTTCCTTCTGCCCAAATATTTGAAGAAGAACCAGAAAACGAAGAAATCATAGTCTGAATTATCTGACTTAAAGGAGTAGTTCCAGAATAAAATGTTCCGGCTGATAATGTAGTTGCCGAAGCAATGTTAAAAAATGATGAGCCTGATACAGTTAAATTATTGCTTGCAATTATGCTTCCTCCAAAATATGCTGTATTTGAGCTAAATGCTGTTAAATTATTTCCAAATATCTGTGAGTTGGTTACACCGGTAGATATAGTATTTCCGCTTCCTTGAACAAAATCATAAGAAGCATAATCTGAGACATAATTTCCGTCACCGGCAGTTATATTGCTTTTGGCAAGACTATTAATTGTATTTGCCGAACCGAATATTGCATTATTTTCAGAAAAATTGGATATTATATTACTTCTACCATTAACACTATTTCCTTCTGATTGGTCTGAAATTATATTATCCGGATGCGATACAACATTCCAACGTCCTACATTTGACATTCCAGTAAATGGAACTGATGTATTTAATCCACCGCCGCCAATTACAACAGGATAAATTACAATTGGATGTCCTGGTGACCACTTAGGAACAATACCACCAATGGTAATTCCTGAAAAAACAGTAAGTTTCCTTGGCTGAATTACTGATATTCCTTCTCTTATTTTAATTAATTCTACGGTACAAAGACCATCTTTTGAAGGGTCGTAATCACTGATTTTATTAAGTCTGAAGTAATGTCCATGACTATCAATATGGTCAATATAAATTTTATTTCTAAAATCTAATGTGGCTATATCTGCTGGTGTAAGGAATGCTCTACAAGTTATCAACCTTGAATCTACGTCAGACGCTTCAAGTAATGTGTTCTGCCAATAATTATAAAAAAGGTTATTATTTGTTTCTCCTGATACTCCGGTATAATAATATCCATCTGGAACACCAAAGTTTATGGAGGTTGCACCAGAAAATGGTGCGTCAACCATACCTACATATGGATAGCTTGTTTGTGCAACTCCTTGTAAAACCCAGCTATCAGAAGATGCGTTCTTAATTGTTCCACCGCTGAATATCTGAACCATCCTGATGTTCATATCAGTAGGTTGTAGAGAATTATTTGTGCCTAATTTCGCAATTTGAGGTATAATGAATTGTGTAGTGTTTGCTACAAAAGTGCTTTGTGTAGGAGAAAATATAAGCTCGATTTTACGCTCTCCTACAACAAAATCATTATCAACTGTAAATTTATAATCTCCAAACACTCTCTCTCTTTCAGAAAAATATTTTTCATTTAGATAATCTTTATCCTGTTTGTAAGTAAGATTTGTTGTTTTGTTTGTTAAATCCCCAAGTAACACTTCTGTTATAGGAGAAGAAATATCTATTTTTGAACTCCAATCTTTTCCTCCACCAGAATCATAGTAATCGTCTCTCGGTTCTATTCTTAATCTGTTTGGAACGTCCTTCGAAGGTTCTATATAAAGATTAAAAGCTTTGACAATAGACTTAAAAAAATCCGCTTGTTTAACGTCTTGATTTACAAATGAACCGAAGTATGGAATAGAGCCCTGATAAATTGTAGGATTTACTTTATTGTAAATAAAAGAATCCTGTTTAAGAATTCTTATACCATCTAAAGGAGGATTAACTGCTGAATATGCTAAAAGCTTAATATATATTTGGTCACCTGGAACTACCCAGCTTTCGAACTCTACTAATGAAGTAAATGAATTTATATATTGAGATGGATTAGAAGGAGCTGAATATATTATTTTAGGAACCTGCCCATTAGAAAAATTATTATTCTTATAGAAGTGTGCCTGTAAAGTAGTGCCAGTCGAAATGCCATTAATTTGCATCCCAAACTTCATCATACCAACAACATTAGCTACTGTATATACAAAAGTTGAAGTATTGTAAGCACCATTTGCATTCGAATATCCAGGAGAAGACGCATCACTGAATTCCGGTCCGGATAAAGCCGCATATCCAGGAATCCATACTGCATTGAATATAGAATTGTAAGTTGTATCTGCTGAAAATCCTATTTTAAATGTATTATCGTCTATAAAATCAGAAGTATGTTTTGGGTCAGAAAAAGGACAAGGAATAAGCAGATTACCAAACCATTCTGAATTTAGAAAATTAGACTGATAAGTATAGCCGGCAGCTGAAAATATCATATCCCAAGCCGTCTTAACCCTAAGTCCAGGATGTAAGTCATCAATAGAAACTCCACCACCATTGTTATACTGACCTTTCATATCAGCTATAGACCATCCTTTTCCGTAGTCAATCAATGGGTAATAATACCCAAGAGTTCTCCAGTTTGTCCAAGAAGCTGTTGTATGAGCATAATCAATCCTGTGTGTCATACCTGAAAAATTCAGGTCTGCAAATTTGGCGTCTCCAAGATTTTGTACAAAATTATCTGTATCTCCGTACAATACACATTCGTAAGAAACAGGATTTGGGTTTATCTTAGCGAGCTGAAAATTACCTTCAAATACCGGCATTGTATCTGACAAAACTTGTACTGGTACTTTTTTATTTGGATTAAAACTGCCCTTAGCTCCTATTTCAAATATATGACCCAGTAATTTATTGTTGTTTGCTGTTCCTGGTAAATGTATTGTTTTACTGAAGTTTGAATTTCTTTCTGCGTAATTTCTTATATCTGAAATGGCATAATTTAGAGAATATACTTCATTCTCATATAAATCCAAAGTACCTCCTGGTGCAGGAATTAAGTAAGACTGTAAAACAGGAATAAGATTACCAGTCTTAACATTATTATAATAAGACAACTGGTTCTTATTATATGTAAGTCCTGTGGCAGAGCCTAATATTATTTCTAATTGTCTTTTCATTGTTTAATAAACACAAATATCCGATATCCGTTATGCTGCACCGCCTCCACCAGAAGTTGTTCCTCTATCAAAAGCATATGTATATTTGAATGACAATTGAACCAATTTATCATTAAATGTAGAAGGTATTTCCTTGTTTCCCGGCTCAACTGTTATTGGTAGATAAGTACCATCGCCTTGCATTTCATATACTTCTGGACTGGTGTAAAATTCTCTAATTAACCACTCGGATACTTCTGTTGATATATAGTCGGTTCCAATTGTGACACTTTCTTGTGCTTGTGTTTCAACTACTGCCCTTGCTCTATTCCCTACGTTATAATTATATGGTAGTATTTTCTGATATTTTTCCCTTTCTACATCTATGAATTTACGACTTATCATAGGAAAATTGAAGAACTCAAATCCACCAAGTGAATTTAAGAAGGCCAATCTTACTCCTGGATACTTGTAACATACATCATTAAACCTGAAAGTCCTTACCTCGGATATCCCAGTAGTTGATGCACTGTTGCCGGATGTAGCCTGAATTGTATAGTAATTGAAAGCTGCGTAATTAAATGAGATTAAAAAAGCCTGTTCTAAATTAGCTGTACCAACAGGTATATTTAATAGTTTGGCACTTCCAGCGGTACTGGCACTAAAAGGATTTGATAAGAAAAACTGACTTACTGAAGAACCATCGTCACTTGCAAATGTGTATAAAAATCCTGATACTTTTGTCCCTCCTGAATTTACGTTCAATATTGAAATAGTTTCCCATTCCATAGGGTTAACCTTTAAATTATCAGGTCGATTCGTAAGAAAACGACTGGTTGAGCCAGTCATATAAAATTGAGTGTACTTAAAAGTTGGAAAATCCTTATATTGAGTAACTGCATTCCAACAATAGCCACTTTGGGTAGTGATTCCAGAGAATGTTGTAACTCCAGTTGTACAATTATTTCCAAGACCATATTGCTCCCCAATTGAAACCCTATATTGCATTGCTGAATTTGATGCACCTTTTACAGAAGATGAGGTAGGTTGCAGGTCGTACCCTAAATAAGATTTAAGTACTGTGTTTGGTGTAAACACACAACTCCCGTCAAGTCTTGCCTGAAGAACTATCCTCGTTTTATAATCAGTATTGCCGGTAAAAATATCAAATACATAGTTGAAACCACACTGTGAAGTATTGGTTGACGTAACCCTGAAATACATTGGACTTTGTACAGGAGAAAAAAGACCTGGCTGGCTATTGATTGTTATACTCATCTTCTATGCTTAAATGTCAGTTGTCAATTCATTTTTTATTGCTTCTGCAATTTCTTCTCGAGTTATATCCTTTATTTTATTTTTAATCTCCATTAATAATTTACCGTTATCCAAGTATTTTACATAATCAGAACAAGAAAAGTAAAATCCTTTATTATCAGATGTAACTTGTATACTTGATAATAGATGGCCTGTTTTGTTGTGCCCAGAATTATGAACAATGTCAATAACAGCCATTTCTATTTTTTTTGCTATCCTTTCATAATTGTCTTGTATTGCCATAGCTTTATGGTGTTGATAGATTAAATCTCATTATTGAAGCTCCGGTTGAACCTGTATAACAATAGAATGTTGCTCCGCTAAAAAATACTAATCCAGTCTTCGCCGCCGCATTTTTAATTTTTTTCATCATGCTGAACGAATTATATCCCATTTACCATTCGGAACATTCCATTCATAGAATGTTCTTAGCATATTGTTTATTACAGTTGTTGTTGGCAATGAAACTGTTGTTGCAGAGAAAGAAGGTCCAAAAGTCAAAGCTCTTGCTGTTCCATTATCTGTAATTCTTATTTCAAGTAAATCTCCATCATTTGGTGTTCCACTTACTGTTATACCAGTTATAGCCACAGTTAATCCAGTAATAGAAGCCACATCTGTTGTATCTGTATTAATTGTAGGACCAGCAGACGATGCGACATTAACTACTCTTCTTAACCTTCTTCCAAAATAATAATTTGTAGCATTATTTGTTCCTGCTGAAAAATTCCCTCCTACAATTGTATTGCCGGTTATTTCCATTCCATCTCTTGGAGTTGTAGTTCCAAAACCAACATTACCACCACCCTTAATAGTTAAGGCAGAAATAGGATTAGCCGCTGAAACCATAGTTCTAAAATAGAAATCTCCATTAGTATCATTAAACATTTGATTGAAATAGACGTTGCCACTATTATATCCTATGTTCAATCCTCTATTAACAACACCATCTCCAACTGCTAATCCTGCTGAATTACTGGAAGTAGAAAATACATGGAATAGGTCTTTCGGTGTTGTAGTTCCAACACCAACGCGCCCATTTCCCTTGATAGCAAAATTATCTCCACCAACAAGAGTGTACACTGAAGTGCCTGTATTAAGAACGCCCCAAGTTGGATTTTGAGTTGTCATTAATACATCACTTGTGATGACAGAAATTGTACGTGTAACACCGCTTGCTGTAATTGTATCTCCTACCTTAAATGTATTTGTAAATTGAGTTGTTATACCTGATACAGTATTTACTCCATCTGTTGTAATTGTGCCGATACCTACTGTGTTTTGTGACACTTGAAAATTACTTGTAGAAGCTGAAGTTCCTACGCCAACATTACCAGAAGAATTTATTCTTAACCTTTCAGCATTTGATGCACCTGTGTGTTTTGTAGAAATAACATAATATCCTGCATCAGTTGCTCCATCTGTTGTTACAGCTGCTGATGAAACTAAATTTGTGCCCGCATAATAAGAAACCCGTCCAACCACAGAAGTTGTGCCAACTCCTGAATTTTGTAATTCAAGTCCAGACTGAACATCGGCACCGTTATTAATTCCCTGAATGGTCAATGCCATTCCTGTCCCTAATATATTCACAGTTGTGTTATTGTCTTTACCAATAGCAACTCCTGAGTTTACATTAAATTTAAAAGGCTGAACTCCGTTATTTCCGGCATCAACAGAAAGCCATCCACAATTTAAAGTATTATCTACTCCGATTTTAACGGTTTGTTTTATAATGGAAAGAATATCTGGATTTCCAATAACCAAGCCTGTGCCTGCTCCCTGTG